GATATAGCGATACCCGCCAGTGTCCCTGTCGATGTTGCTACCATAGAAGCCATGCCGGTAGAAACAGCCGACCCACCGAGACAAATCGGGACCACACCTTGTACCAAGGTAGATGATCCGGTCATCATAACGTAAAGGTTTTCTCCCCTTAAAGCGACCCAGGCATAACTGGATGCTGAGATCGCAATCTGGGGAAAACCAAGTGTGAAACCCGAATCCATATCAGCAACCGACTGCATACCGCATGTAAAAGTCGCGTTGATACCAACGACTTTATTTGCGGTGACAGCAGTCAGTGTCTCGACATAGACCCACTCGGTATTATTTGTTCCCATCACCTTCGTGCCCAAGGCAAACAAAGCCGTAGCACTCTGGTTGTTGAGGTCTACCCCAACATTGGAACTGGTTGTATAAAAATTAGGCATAATATTACTCCATTAAGCGATAAGGACGCCCTGTAGATATGAATTTGAGGTAGTAAGATTACCCGCCCATCCCATCAATTTAACGATGGCATCCTGGTTAACTGACTGCCGTTCTCCTCCAATCGGTACAAAGTTCCTGTCCCTGTGAGGGCGAAAGAAAATGTAATCGGTATTCAAGGCCCACATATGGGCAGAAGTCGCGCCTCCGGTGTTAGAGCTTTGGTCTACAATTTGACCAATGCCGCCACCAAGAACAACATCCGCTGCCATACCGCCGCCGTAGAACTTCAGGCTGGCGAACCCGGCACCCGCATCACCGCTACCATCTGATTGGACACGTTGAATAGTCTGGAGGGAATTGACATAAAAGCCGTAATAAGTATTGTCACCAACCCATAGATCAGGCTTATCTGACCCACGGCAAAGCTGAAGACCTAAAGCCGTCATGTATGTCTGAATGTTGGATGACGAAACAGCGCCACCACCATCTGCTACACCCGCATAGGCTGTCGGACGCCAGAAACTAAAATTGTCCCTGGAAATCCCACCGTAAGTCCCTGTAGTCGGGGCATCAGGTACCGCAGCACCCAACCCAGTCAGGTTCTTACTGGAGTTACCTGTCCCATCCTGATACAAATCATAATCAATTCTGTTCTGCACTTGTGCTTCACAGACCTTGATGCGACCTTCCATAAGGTCGATGATTTGCTCTTTACTTGAGTTTTGCAGTATTTCAAGGCCAGACATTGTAACCGCGGCAGCGTACTGGGTAATACTGTACTGAGCAGCGGATATCGGGCTGTTTGGGGTTATATCCAGAACTTCATATCCTGAATACGAGTCGGCATTTATCGTACTTGAGTCAATATACATAATTTCCTCAAGGATGACATTACCGCCTCCGAATGGACGCACATTACCCTTTGACTTTAATCGTCTGAGTAAGGCGTTATTATTGGTCACGTTATCAGCCAACTCACCGGAACGATGCTGAATGGTGGTGGCGATGATATCCGTGATATCGGTATTTGCAAAAGCTGGCATAATTTATCCTCGGATTAGCTTAAACTATCCCCGCGTTAGCATGTTCATCAAATGCTTCATTGATGACATCGCGGAGTCCTGTTTTGCCAGTCGGGGCCTGTCCTTTCGGTGTGGCCGAAGGAGGGCTGACTGCGTTCTGGCGAGCATTTTTGGCGATGGCCTTTTGCTTTTCCTGCTTTGCTGTCTCTTTTTCTTTCCTGCTCTGTGAGAGCATTTGATCGAAAACGTCAGCATGCCTGGGATGGCGCAAAGCCGCCTCATATGCACTGTCAAGGTCATCAGCTAAACCGGCTTCAAGTAATTGAGCCATTGTTAGTTTGACCGTTTCAAAGTGTGGATGTTCTTCCACACTATTTAAAAATTTATCATACTCTTGTTGAGTTTGATACTCTACAAATTTGTTCTCCACAAGATTTTCAATATCATGGGCTTGTGGGGCCGCAGGTTGATAATCTGGAACTTGTGGGTTGATATAGACTTTTCCATCTTGCTGGGTGAATAATTGGTCTATCGGGACTTGATAATCATTTGCCAGCTTTAAAAACATTGACAGTTTTTCTGTTGGTTGCCCAGTAGCGAGTAACTTATGGGCATTTCCAAGCTGGCTGATCCAATCTGCCGGGTTGATGTTATTAGCTTCAAGTTCAGCCGCAAAAGGGGCGATAGCATTAGCCAAAGGCTGCATGCGGTCAACCTCGGTCTTGTAGGCACTGACGCCAAAATGGTAATCATACTCGCGCTGGTTAATATATTCCTGCATGCGCGGGTCCAGTTTATCCCACCCTTCATAGTATTCTTTGCTCCATGATTTTGGGACTGACGAAGTTTCAATATCAAGGCCATCTGTATCTGCAAGGACAGATGTATCTTCGAGAAGAGGTTCTGACTCAGACTCCTCGGACTTTGCAAACCTGCCCTTATCATCTCGAAGGCGTTCTGATTTTTCATCAGGGCTTAATTCAGCCTCCTCAGATACCTGATCAAAATTCTTTTCGACTGTCTCCCGAAGTGTTTCGGGCGGTATTTCAACTATATTGACATTCTGGACATCATCAAGAACTGCATCGTCATTTTCTTCAATCATAATTCACCCTTTAATATCCTCTTACTTTTTCAACTGACCGTTTCATAACTTTTTTAAATTCCTTGTGTGACATATCTTTAAATTGCCTGATAATAAAATCTTTCCGTCCACCAGGGTTAGCATCCTTAACCTGTAATGGCTTTAGTTTCTCATTACGGACCACAACACATTCGTGCTGTCTCAGGTGATGTCGGTGGGTTGACCGGGACCCAATCTCACTGCGATCAATCATGCTTTTATAAGGCTTAATATCACGCAAAATATGATGACCTGAAGTGGTTTTCTTCTCCACTTCCACCCACCTGCCTCCTCTTTCAACATATTTTGTCATGCCGACAATATAGCAATATGCTGTGTTGAGGACACCATTATTAAATTCATTACGGTATTTATTGGCAAAATGACTCCCGCATCCGTTGACAGATTATTAATCTTGGCACCCGAAACAGGGTAGACCAGAAGCGGGTTTGCCCCACTGTTAAAGATAATTTGTGAGTCCACGGGGACGGACGATGCGTACAGAATAACGCCTGCACCTGACGCCACTGTTTCGACAACATTAACGTGGTTCGATAACTCCTTTGCATCACTTTTACTCGTACCTGCAGCTTCGATCCCAGTACCAATGTCAGAGCATAGGCTCTGGACAGTAAGCTCTGAAAGTCCTGACTGAAATAATTTATATGAGAGCATCTATTATTCACTGCGGGACTTTTCTTTTTCAGCCGCAAGTATAACCAGGGCTTTCTTTTCTTCAATTTCGGCCATGCGCTGTGCGACCATAAGTTCGTAATCAGCTTTCCTCTTTTCGCGTTCCTCATCACCATTCAGCCGTTGCTGTTCCATAGAGAACTCCATCTGTATCTTTTGCGCTTCCCGTTCATCATCGCGTTTCATGCGTTCATTTTCCATCAGCACTTCTTGTTGTTTGATTTCCATATCACCTTGCGTTTCTGCCTGTTGCTTATTGGATTCCAACTGAAACTTTTGTTCTGCGAGTTGCATTTCGCCTTGTATTTTAATCATTTCGGGATCAGGAGGAGGCTCAGGCGGAGGCATCATGGACTGCTCTTTTATTCGGTCAAGCATCTCATCAAAGGTTCCCTCAATATTCTTTCCTACTTTAAAGGCACTCAAGCCAAACTTGCCGACTTCTATGAGTAATGGCAGTGATTCAGGGGCTTGTGCGCCCAACATGGCTACTTTTTCAATATAAGTCCCAAAAGTCACCAGCATCTCCATCCTGTCCTGCTTTTCCTGTTGCTCGTCAATCTGAACTAAGGCATCCGCAGCTATTTCAATACGGAAAGACCGGAGGGGATTAGGGCTATCGGCTTCAGGGTCTTGCAATCGTTCCTGTCCAATTAGGAGAGCCAGAGCGCCGGGGTTAATTACGGGTGGTGCTGGAGGCATACCTTCCTGTCCAGGTGGACCAAGTTGTCCGGGTTGTTCAGGTTGTCCAGGCTGGACGGGTTGCTCAGGCTGTTCGGGTGGTTCCTCAAAGGGCATGACTATCCCTTGATCAAATGGACTTAACTGGTCTACTGCGGCCATTTGAAGGAGTGTCTGTGGCTGGAATTTACCGCACATAATCTGGGCTTTGAGCCGTAGTGCGTCAGTTGCGAATTGAGCTACCTCGTCTTGAAGGGACTTCAATCTTAAAGACGCGTACTGGCCTTTAAGTCTCTGTGCTGCTGCTGTTTCATTCGCCTCGCCTTGTCCTCTGATAATATCGGCAATACCTGTTATCTCGTAGACCTGTTGCTTGGCCTGGTCCATAGCTTGGTATGCCATGATTAACGCATTGCCAACCATCTGTAAATCAAGTATGTCAATCTGTCCAGCTAAACCGTTCTTCTCTGCAAATGCAGCCCAGTTCTTAACAGGTAATAATTTTCCATTATTGCCCTCGGTGAATAACCTGCCAATCGCTGAATCGGCACTGCCGTCATAGACGCCCTTGACTTGGAGCATATATGCCAAGCCTTTAATCCTGTCAGCTAGTATGTCCAACTCCCTTGCTTGGTCTTGGTAAAGAATAAAATCGGGGACAGGAATGAGGCTGCTATTCGTTAACGTAGAATACAGCGGTTTGGGGCATGGGAAGAACTCAAGCAACTGGAGCGGGTCTTTGCGTCTGTCAAGAAAGTCCGTTACCCCTTTCCCAATCCAGACTGCTTCCCCGGTAGTCTTATCCCATAGTTCTGTGACACTGGCTTGTTTCTTGGAGTTATTCGCCTTGTAACGGTTTAAATCTTCAGGTGAAGCGTCATAAGAGAGTTTTGATGCTATCTTCTCGCCAAACCGATCTCTGACTGCTTCCTCGGACATATACACCACACGCCATACCTTGGTAACTTCTTCCCAGGTACGCGACACATTATGTCCGAAGTCTTTCCAATGCACGTAGTCAATAGGGGCACATTCGTAGTCCAGTTGTTCGGGGTAGTCGGGTGGCTCATCTGTGTCTTCTGTGATCTGAACACCATCATCAGGGTCATTAGACTCAAGACCCATAGCTTTGAAGTGCGGTTCATACCGAGCCCATATAGTCCCGCGTCCACCTAGGAATCTGTCCAGTACACATTGCTTGAGTGATGTCCGGTAATCAGGATAGTGTTGTACTTCGTAGTCCAAGTCGCGTTCCAATATCAAACTAGCTACTCTGCCAACGGGGTCATTATCCCTGAACCTTCTCGAAACATCAGGTTGGGGTAAACGTGAGAAAGTCGCAGGAACTAGCGTTTGAACATTCGCCCATAGGATATTAAAT